AGTTTGTACCGTAGCACCCACGGCACGAAGCGCCAAAACCACTTGTTCTTGGTTTGCATCAATTTTTGCCGCCACTCTCATTTTTTACCTTGTTCATATCGTCCCGCAATGTACGCGCTGCACCAGGCCCGCGGATTTTCTCGATTTTTTCTATCGTTTGCGCCCACCAAGCATTCGCCAGCTTGGTTCCATGTTGCCGCTGGTGCAGCTTCCACCGGCGCAACCAATCCCTGGCTTCGCATTCCCGCCGCCAGGCTTCCGACCAGGTGGGTTTCTCGCCATCCAGCAAGGTCGCCTGTGGCAATAAGGGCTGCTGTGATTTGTTCGAAGTCATAGATTTGTCCTTCACGCACCTTGTTCAGCAACAAATTTGCTGCTGCGGGGGTCATGTGTTCTTCTCCTTGAGTTTGGCTTCGATGGCTCGGGCAAACTTAACAATGTCTTTTGCTAGTCTGGGTTCCTCTGCTGGATGAAACGGCCAAAGAGTTTGATACTCTGACCAAATTGCCTCATCCGTCAGCCCAACCCATGTGCGTTTAATTTCAACACCCGATGCAATTACAAGACGGCATTCAACGCACACGATGTCTTGAAATGGTTTGTTGGTTTTTGCATCAAGGCAATCGTCAATCAAAACAATCTGTACCTTATCGCAACATGAACAATAAATTTTCACAATTGTTTCTCCAAAGTTTTTGCAAGGCTCATGCCACTTAAAAAAATTGCCGCCAATGCTTGCTGAAATGTGCAACCGCCGTTGGTCATAATTGTGAAAATGTCGATGGCTTCAGCCTCTATGAATTCGCGCTGCTGCTTTGACCCCAGGCGGGCAACACTCATTCCCTTTGGGTTTTGTTTGGCAATGGTTGGTCGAATGCTGCTCATTTCTGCATCCTGATTTGTTGGGTGAATTCGCGCAACTTTTTCAACGCCTCTTGCTTGGCTTTTTCGGTTGCGATTTTTTCGTGAATGGTTGGCTGGCGCGTGATGACCGTGTGCGGTTTGTCAGGAATCCGCGGGCCATCGTTCAGCAATTTTTTGAACGCCAGGGCCGATGGCGGGCGGTCGGGGTTCATGTGCTGCAAGGCGTAATCCAGTTTTGGTTTGTAGGTCAGCATGCGCCCGCATTCTTCAGCCCACACCTGGCGCACCAGCTGGTGGTCAACGCCTTCCCAATGCCGAACAAACACCGCGCCATAAATCGCGCCCATCCTGGCGAATATGTAATCCAGTCCTTCGTCAATCGCGCAAAAATCCTGTTCGCGGTAATCACTTGAGTAATTGGACATTGTTGCCACCCCCTATCAGTCCACGGGTCAACCCTTGCATGGTGTCGCGGTTTCGCTCACCCACGTTTTTCTGCTGCTTTTCAGCAACCCATTCAGCCTTGAACCCGCGCCAGCCCCGCGCTGAACATTCGGCCAGGGCGTTTTCCAGCGTCCAACCCGCTTTTTGGGCTTCCTGGGCGATTTTTTTGACCACGGTGGGGGTTACCACAGCCCTGGATGCTTTTCGCTGTTGTAGGAACGATTCCCAAACTTCCTGGGAAACGCCGTCAGGCGCCGCGGTGACAACCGCTTTATTCTTTCTTTGGTTATTGGTTATTGGTTGTTGGTTATTGGTTAGTTGAACATCGGTTGAACTGCTGTTCAACACCTGTTCAGCACCTGTTGCGCTGTTGTGTTTCCGGCGTTCAGCTGATGCCCGACCGGCGTTGGATTTTTTCTCCAAGAACTCGCGGTATTCGAAAATTTCCTGGTCGCATCGCGTGTGATGCCAGCCGTTGTCGGCCAGCCAAAAAAACGATTCCAGCAACAGTTCTGTTTCCTCAACGGTCGCGCCGATTTGAAACGCCAGCAAACGGCTGTCAGGTTTCAGGGGTTTTTCGGTGTCGTAGTACATCCACAACAGCCGCAAATAGGCCATTGTTTGGCTGTCGGTCAGCCTGGCGGTGGCTTTGATGAAGTCACCTATGTGGTGCTGGTAATAGTGCATGAGAACCTCACGTTGTCGGTTGCCGTTACTGAAAGGAAACATCGGCAGGGCGGTAACGAATCGCCTTTTCCCCCGCTAAAGGTAGCCGTGTTTCGCACAATTTTATCGCTTGAACCAGCTAGGCCGCAAAGCCCGCAATTGCCAAACCCTAGCCTGGGGAATTTGGTCGCCCCATTGGCTCACCGCGGCGCGGGTGATGCCCAACAGTTCGGCCAGCGCCTTGGCTGAACCGGCTTTTTTGATTGCTTGTGCTTTGTCCATCCTTGGATGTTAAGCCACCTTGCGCGTTGTGTCAACACCACCAATTCCCGACAAAGTTAAGGGGGCTTTACAAATAACGCTTGCAATGCGTGTTCAGCTGGCTTAACATTCAGTCATGCCCTAGCGAATTGCACGGGGTCTTTTAAAAGGAAATCAAAATGTCAAACGTTCAATATCTCAGCTGTGCCGAAACCGCCAAACTGGTTCGTGCCGCCCTCAAAGAAGCATTCCCAGGCGTCAAGTTCAGTGTCAAGTCCAGCACCTACGCTGGCGGCGCCAGCATCAATGTTGCCTACACTGACGGCCCCAGCGCCAGCCAGGTCGAAGGCATCACCAGCGCGTTCCAGGGCGCCTACTTTGACGGCATGACCGACTACAAGGGCAGCAACTACAACAGCCTGGACGGTCAACAAGTTCGGTTCGGCGCTGACTTCATTTTTGTCAATCGCCGGTTCACCGCCCCGCTGCTGACCGGCGTGGTTGTGGATGTGTGCAATAGGTACGGGTTCGACAACGAAGTGGTGATTGATGCCGGTGGTCAATATTTCGGCGCCTACATCAAAGAAGTCGGCCCCAACGCTGACAGCCTGGCCCGCGGTTTTGACACTAGGGACATCGACAGAATCATTCGGCAAGCGGCCAGCGAATACAGCATGGACGATGCCGCGGAAAGCGCCACCCTGGCCCGCGTGGCCTTCCTGGGTGACGATGGTTACGGTTACGGCGCCGTTGGCCGGTTGGCAGCATAAGGGGAACGCCATGAACCGCGAACCAACCGATTGGGAAGTGGTACTGATGGCGCTGGTGGCAGCGCCCATCCTGTACGTTTTATTGTGGCTTGCAATGGCCTTGTTTTAAGGGGAATCACATGGAAACCAAAATCACCAAAGTGCATCGGGCTGGCGTGACCTACTACGCCGCCACCATCAGCGGGGTTTACATTGAACGCCGCACCTTGGAAGAACTGCGAACCGCAATTGCGGTGCGCGGCAACCTTGCAAAAATATTTGCAAAATGTGTTGACGCCGCAAGTTAAGCCAGCTTATAATTCACTCATGCCCTCACGGGTCTATCAAGAAAGGAAATTGAAATGAATGCAAACACCATCAACCGCGACAGCCAAATGTACGGCTGTGACTTCCAGCAATTCCTGGAAGGCGTCACCGATTCCATCACCTACAAGTTCAGCGGCGCCAACATGATTGTGGCTGGCCTGATGTCTGACGCCCAGGAACAAATGGCGTTCGGTGATACCGAAGGCGCCCGCCAAACACTGAACCGCGCCAAAGGCGTTTTGTTCCTGGTCATGGACGGCAAACTGAACGCTGGCGGGGTGGCAGCATGAACGCCGTCATCATCACCAACCCCGACCAAATCGCAACGTTCATCAATGCTGACCTGGGCATTGCCGCCCTGGTCACCAAAGTCACCAAAGGCTTTGCGGTGACATTGTGGGACACCGATGCCCAGCTGCCCGTTGGCGGCGCCCGTATCTACGGCAGCGCAATGCTGGTTCCCGCCATCAACTACGCCAAAGAACTGGCAAATGTTTAACTGGCCCTTCCCCCCACCAGGGGGGCCAATCCCCTGGACGCTTAAACAGCAACGCGACTATGCCCAACAGCAACGCGACAAATTACCACCCGCACCGTTTTGAAAGGAATCAACCATGCCAAAACCACCCTACACCATCGAAGGCCCGTACAGCCGCAACCGGCTGACCACCTTCCAAAAAGTTTGGATAACGCTTGTCGTTGTCGCATTCGCCGCCATCGCGCTGATGGCAATTTTTAACTGACCAGGAAACACAAATGGAAACCACAATGAAAGTCTATAAAGCCATCAATGCTGTTCAAGCGGAATTGTCAACGGTCGGAATTACCAAAGACCGCCGCAACATGCAAGGCAACGGTTACAACTTCCGCGGAATTGACGATGTTTACAACACCATTGCGCCTTTGTTGGCTAAACATGGTTTGTGCATTTTGCCCCGCGTATTGGCGCGTGAATGCGTTGAACGTGTCAGTCAAAAAGGCGGTGCGCTGTTTTACATCACCGTTGAAGTCGAATTTGATTTTGTGTCTGCTGAAGACGGTTCAAAGCACACCGTGAAAACGTTTGGCGAAGCAATGGACAGCGGCGACAAAGCCACAAATAAAGCAATGTCAGCTGCTTACAAATATGCGGCATTTCAAGCATTCAGCATTCCGACAGAAGCGGACAATGATGCTGACGCGCACACGCACGTAGTGGCGGCGGCGCCCGACATCACCGATTTCTTGTCGGCCATTGAAGCCAGCGCCAACAGTGACGAACTGGCGAAGGTTTACAAGGAAGCATTTGCGGCTTGCCAGGGCAACCAGGCGCTGCAAACCAAGGTGATGGACGCCAAAAAAGCCCGCGTGGCCCGCGCCAAAAAGGAAAAAGCAAATGAAGCCGCTTAACGTCATTTGGTTTTCCAACGCCCAGGGTTCGGTCGGCATCGTTCGCGCCGAAACTGGCGAAGGCGTCCAATCATTCATCAGCGCGGTGATTGGGCACAACGAAATCCACGACATTGAATTTGTCATGGATTGGGGCGCCAGGTTCCCCGATGCCGCCGCCGATGCTTTGTTTGGCCCTGTTTCTAAACCTACTCACTGAAAAAAATGATTGAATTTAAATCTCAAACTATGCGCCAAGTTCTTGAAACCATGATGGACATCATGCAACGGTGGCAAGAATCCAGTGATGAAGAAAAACAAGACCTAATCAATCTTGATGCGCCAATGATTGTCCAGTGCGGCGATTTTGGTTACGAAGTGCAAAGCATAGGCGGGGATGGTGATATTGAAGGGTTTGTGATGATGCTCAAACCCGAAAAAGTTTGCCAATGGAAAGGCATGGAATTTAAACAACTGAAAGGTAAAAAATGACTGAAGAAATTGAACAACGAACTGACGAATGGTTTGCTGCCCGCCTGGGCAAAGTCACCGCATCCAAAGTGTCGGATGTGATGGCCCGCACAAAAACGGGTTACAGCGCCACCCGCGAAAACTACATGGCCCAGCTGGTGGTCGAACAAATTACCGGCACACGCCAGGAATCATTCACCAACAGCGCCATGCAATGGGGCACTGACCAGGAACCGTTTGCCCGCGGCGCATACGAAGCGGCCACCGGCAACATGGTGGAAGAAACCGGCTTTGTGAATCACCCGACCATTGCAATGGCTGGCGCGTCACCTGACGGCCTGGTGGGTGACGATGGTTGCGTGGAAATCAAGTGCCCCAACACGGCCACCATGATTGAAACGCTGCTGACCGGCGCCGTGCCGCAAAAGTATTTCGCGCAAATGCAATTTCAAATGGTTTGTGCTGGCCGCGCCTGGTGCGATTACGTGGTGTTTGATCCACGAATGCCAACCAAGGCGCAACTGTTTATTAAGCGCGTACCGCGTGACGAAGTTTTTGTGGCCGAAATGGAAGCGGAAATCATCAAGTTCCTGGCCGAAACCGCGGTCAAGGTCGATCAACTTAAAAAAATCATTGGGGAATAAATCATGGCAAAACTTATAAACGAAATTAGAGTAATCAAC